GATACTGATATAGAGTTGACAAAAGATGCTCTAGCTAATTATACAGGGAATATAATATTTTCGGATTTACAGCCTTCGAGATATGCGGAAAGATGTAATGCAATGAAAGATGCTCAAGCAGTTGTTAATAGCGAAGGCACGATGATAGAGTTTATTCTTCGGGATGAAGATCAGGTTACAAGAGATGATTATAATAGCATAAAGAATAAAACACAAATTACGAGTGTGCTATTAAAAGCATTTCCAGTTACTTATTCACCGTCTAAAAAGTTTATTGAAAAAGTAGGATTGAGAGAGGATAACGAAGTAATTATACACACCTCAATGAAGGACTGGATTGACAAGGGATATAATTACGATGAAATAGAAATATTAAGAAGTACAATAAAACTTAATGATAATACATATCAGGTTAAAGAAAAAACTTTAGCTGATTATGTAGGTAACAATGGCATCTATGTAGTATTAGGATTAAAGAAATGATGTTTAAAAATGTTGAAAAGGTAAAAGAAACATTTATAGGTAGAGTTAAAAACTCTCAAGTATTCATAGATAACTATGCGGAAGCTACTACAAAAAAAGTAGCTGAGAGGACGATTGAAAATTTTACTAACGGGATTAAAAATGATGTTTTTGGATTGCAAAGATTAAAACCAAAAACGATAGAGCAAAAGAAGCGAAAAGGATATCCATCTCCAACAACGCCTCTTTATGGAAAAGGTGGAGATAGAAGCTATAGCGAAATGTTAATTATGAGAAAACTAAAGAATGGTAAATATCGAATAAGACCGAGCGCAAAATATCATCATTCTGGAAAAGTAAAGTTAAATACATTATTTTTCGTGCATGAGTTTGGGATGGTAATTGATAACGGCAAGGCATTAATATTTGAGCCTGCTAGACCTGCTTTTAGCAAGGCTGTTAAAATGACTCAATTTACTGGCAATATAGATTTACTGAAAATATCATTATATAAATATTGGAATACAGGGGTAAATACATTTAAAAGGATTATCGGCAAATGAACTTGACAGTTGATAACTTAACATCATCTACTGGATGGGTAGCGAGTGATAGTTCTGTATTTAACATAAGTGCAGTAAATCAGATTAAAGAATTTATTGCAAATGATTTAAGTGGCTCTTTGATATTACATAGTAACGATGGATCAGGTGAAACACTAACAAAGACTTTTACTGCAATCAATGTAACAAATTATGAAGAATTGACTTTAAGTGTAGCGTCAATAAGACTTGGTAATGCGGGATGGCATTATAATGACCTAAGTGATTTTAATTATAAGATTAAATTTAACTCAACGATGGATTATTATATGCTTCCTACTTTTGAGACTTTGCAAGCAGTAACATTTGATATCTCGGATTTAACAAGCATTGATAGACTGCAAGTTTATTGTAATCATTCCGGTGAGGATTATCTTGTTTTAAGTTGGTGTGTTGTAAGCAAAGATCAATTGCCATTGGATATATTTAGTTCATTGAAAAGCCGGATTGAAACTAAAAGAGATTCAATCTTAGCTAATGGTTATAGTGTGCAAACTATATCGGCAAGTACAGGCGATCAGAAATTATTATTTAATAATAATGTTCCTTATATAGAAAAATATGCTTGTATAAAAATAGACGATGGTGTTAATTCAGAGATACATCAATTATGGCATGGCAACGAAGTTGATTATAAAATGACTAGCATGTATGATGGAAAAACGATATTGAATGATTATACAGATGCTAATTGTTATGTATTGCCGGCCGTAGAATATGGGTTACAAAGAGAGATTGCTATACCTTGTATTTTCATAAGCAACTTAGCGCCGAAAACAGAAAAGAGTGCAAAGATAGAATATGACTATGATAGCTATATTGAAGATCGAACTCTAAGCCAAAGGTATAAACCGCAGGTATTAAAGTTTGATATAAATATAGATTGTATCTCGAGGCATAATGGAATACTTGCAGATTTAAGCGAGATTGTGCGAAAAGTTATAGCGAATGAAACGTTATGGATTAGCGGTAAAAAGTTTGATATTGATTTTGGAGGTGAGCCAGTATTTCAGGACTTTGATGATGTTACTGAGATATACCCAAAGATTACTTATGTAATGAGTATAGAAGTAAAAGAATATTTTGTTGATAGAACTGTGTTGCCAAATACGACAACCGTTGATGCAACAATAAATATAGAGGAGTAATAAGATGGATTCCGAATTAAATGTAATAGAAGAAATTAAAGAGGATAAACCAAAAAAAGAAAAAAAGATAAAACAGTATGAAGTCATAAACAGGGAAAACAGACCTTATGAGTTTCATATCTTCAATGATTGGTTTAGATTAGAGCCTCGAAATAAAGAAGGCGCTAAAATAATATTAGATGAAAATCAGATTAACTCTGTTGATTTTCAAATATGCCATGACTATGTTGTGGTTAAGGAGGTTAAAAAATGAGTAGAAAATTAGGTGTTCATGGTGAAAATCTGCCTACAAGAAAATCAAAAACAATAGAGCCGTCTGATTTTTCTATAGGTGCAATTGTAGGTCAGTTTGAAAGAAAATATGATAAAGCATTTGTTGTTAATGGGATATCTGATAAGCAAGAAATATTTGGATATGACATAAGTTCAAGCTGGTATGGCAGTGAAGAAGTTGACGCATTCTTCAATAATACTGGAGATGTTAGAGCAAAGCTATACATTAAAGCTCATGTTGGTTATACTGGTACTGCAATTGATGCTGTAAATGCAAGTGCTACAATTGTCAACTCGGATACTCCAGCCGAAACATTGTTAACATTAAAGGCCGCTTATCAATATAAAGCAGATGGAGCTTTAGAGTATGGACTTTCAGGGAATAGAACCGGATATACTCTTACAAATGGAGATAGATTCACAACTGGTGCAGCGGCAACAGCATTAGCCACAGCTTATACTTGTACGTTAAATAGCGTTTCGGATATAAAAATTGGAGATACTATAAAATTTGCATTAACAGGCGGTGCGCCTGCAACCGTATACCATGTTGTAACGGCAGTTGATGAAACAGCTAAATCAATAACATGGACGGATTCTCAATTACATGCAACTTCTACATTGGCGACAAATGACGTTGTTACGGTAAGAGGTATTAGATTAAGAGTTTGGCGAAAAGACACAAAAGGTATTGTTACGGAAGTTGATAAGGATTTAGGCAAAGTTTATTGCGCTTTAAATTCGCTTGTAACTGATTATTATATTGAAAATGTATTTGCAACTTCAAAATGGATTGATGTAACAAGGGCAGTAACTACACCGGATACACCGGATGAAGATTTACCGGCAGATGTAACAACCGTTACATATCTTGCAAGCGGTGCGGATGGAACGGCAGCAACAACAGCATCTCATTGGTCAAGAGATTTGACAAAAATGGATGAATTGCCTTTTAGATTTATTTGTAATCCAGAAACTTCAACAGCAGCAATACAAATAGCAATTGAAACATATTGTCAGGGCAGAGAAGATAATCCAAAGGTAATATATGTGTTACCACAGGATCAGACGAAGGCTCAATTAGTTGTACTAGGAAACAACTTGCAACGAAGTGATGATGTTTTAGGGGTGGCATGTGCTGATTGGATTAGAATTACAGACCCCTTTGCAACAAGCACATTAGCTCCAAAAAGAGTAATTCCGAACGTTGGGTTTGTTATGGGATGTATAATCAGAACAATAGAAACAAAAGGCATACATTTTATCCCTCAAAAAGACACCCCGTTGTTTGGTGTTGAAGGAATAGACAATGATAATACTCTTGATTTAGACGATGATGATAGAACTGATTTAGCTGATGCCGGGATTAACTTAATTAGATTTGTTAATGGATATGGTTATGTGATAAGAAATTTTAGGACTCCATCAACAGCATTAGAGTTTAGATATTTTAATGCAATTGTTATGAGAGAATATATTAAAATAAGCGGAGTTGACAGTCTACAGGGTTCAGAAAATCAGCCTAATAGCATTGATAGAATAAAAGAAGACGGCGACGCAATGAATCAATTCATGTATAATTTGTGGTTAAGAGGATCAACTGGTTCGGTAAGAACAGGTGAAACTTTTGGGCAATCTCAAAATACAGATGGCAGTTTAACAAAGTTTAATGATCATGTACAAGTTCAAGCGGATATTGTTAATAACCCACAATCAAGTATAAATGCAGGTGAAAGAAACATAGATACATATTTCAGCTTTCCTGCACCCGCAGAGTCTATAAAAGTACGGGTTGGTTTATGGCTTCGAAGTTAGAAAAAGAGAGATAGCTAATGTTTAACTTAAATTGTAGCATATGTAATAAAGAATTTATATCTCATGTTCCTCATGCGAAAGCGTGTTCAGAAGAATGCAAATATAAATATCGTAGAGCATATGCAAATAAATATTATTCAAACCCAAATTATATTGAAAAATATCGAAGCATTGTAAGAAAATCAAATAAAAAAAGAAGAATGAATAAAGCTGTGAAAGAAAAAGAAATGTTAAAGAATTATGAATGGAGGAAATTAAATCCAGAAAAATGGAAAGCTCTAAAAAAAAGAGATTATGATAAACACCCTGAAAGGGCTAAATTAGCTCATATAAAGAGAAAGCACAACATGAGAAGTGCCGGAAAATTGCCGGACATGGATATAATAAAAAAAAGAATGAATTTATTTGACGGGTGTTGCTATTGTAAATCAAAAAAAGAATTAACATTAGAGCACTTTATCCCAATAAATAAATTTGGTAAAAACTTTATAAATAATATATTTGGGTCTTGTTTGAAATGTAATGTTTCTAAACAAGATAAACCATTTTTAGAATGGTATAGAAAACAGAAATTTTATGACCCTAAAAGAGAATATGAAATACTTCAATATTCTTTTGCGGGATAAAAAAAATAAATCTTATCATAAATGATAAGTGGAGGTTAAAATTTTGCAAGAAAATAGAATGGCTCGAAAGGTCAAAATAAAAGCAGAGGGAACGGAATTAAAAGAGCTTATAAAGTTTGGTGAAATCAATCAAGAGGACATTTCAGTTGAAGTCCCGATGTTTGATAGAATAGTAACAATATTAGCAGGAGTAGAAAAGCTCGCTCCAATTCCGATGAGTTTTTTAGTTCGTCGGGATGACCCTACTTTGATTTTCTTAAAAACATGGAGAGAAGATCGAGAGATTAAAGATGTTACTGTCATTGAATATGATGGTACGGGAACTGAATATAGTAGACTCTTAATGTCTCAATGTGAGTTGGGTAATGCAAAAATACCAGAATACACAGCAGAAAGTCCAACTTATGCACAGGTAGAGTTTACATTATATCCAGTTGAAATATTACCAATAGGTTAAGGGGGAATTATGAAACTTCCACTGCCAATAATATACGGAAGTAGTAAATTTACAGATGTTGAAATAACACAGCCTTCAGGTGAAGTTATTGCTGATACTGAAAAGATTATAAAGCAAGGGAACATCTACTCTGCAATATATAATTTTGTAGCTGGTTGTGTAACTCGACTAATCGGAGATAGAGAGGTTGACAAACAAGGCGAGATAAAAACTATTTGTAGGAGCCTAAAATATAAGTCAGCGGAATATCTCTATATTCAAGCTCTATTATTAGTCTATGATAATGTAGACTATGTCGAAGGCGTATATCAATGCCCTAGATGTGGTGAAAAGTGTATCGCAGAGGAAACGGCGACAAATGATACACGTGATAGAATAAGTGATCTTATAGTTAATTATCTTGAAGGTGATGATCGTTTTGAACTTGAATTATCTGATAACTTTCAGATAAAGACAAAGAAAGATGAACTGCTATATGACATTCAAACAATAGGATTTAGACATCCTACAATGGAAGATTATATACAGGCGTGCGCAAAACATTCTGATAGAGACAGGATAAGATTACAATATGATGTCTTTGCAAAGTGCATTGAGTCTATAAATGGACAGGTTATAGATAATGCGTTCAGGTCAACTTGGGGAGAGTATGTCTTTGAAAAGTATAAAAACATCAGAGATATAAACAAGATTACGAGAGAGTATAATAGTTATGGTTATCAGACAAAGATAACTAAGCATTGTATGTTTTGTGGAAAAGAATGGCAGGAAAATTTAAATACTGCAAATTTTTTCGCTTCCGCTCTCCAGTTGATAGAGGATTAAAGCTCGGAGATCAAGGCGGGGCTTTTTGGTTAATTGAAAGCGCTAAATATATTGATCTATCAAAAGAGATGTTATATTTAGAGTCTATTGCGCTGGGGATGAAAACGCAAGGAGCGTTGACGGTTGAATACTTAATGAAGTTACCTTATAACGACTATGAGTTTATAAGGAAAGAGGTTGAGATTAAAATAAAAAATGGCTGAAGAACAAATTGACTTAGCTTTTAATACTGATCCCTTTGAAAATGCAATGAATACCATTATAAAAGGTATTGTTCGTATAACCAATGCAATGGAAAAAGGCAATCAGGAAGTTGTTAAAAAAGATAAAGTCAAAAATGAAAGTATGAAAAAAGGATTTTCAAACATAGTAGCCTTTGGCATTGCAAAGTTTGAAATATTAAAACAGGCTTTTAGACGAGTAATATCAGAGATTCCAGAGTTTGCCACAACTTTTAAAATGGCAGGCGATATCATTTTAAAGCAGTTGCTATGGCCGTTAAGACAGCAATTAATCCCGATGTTACAAAAGATGTTAAACTGGGTAAGAGATAATAGAACTGTTTTTTTACAGTTAGGAGTTGTTATCAAAAATGCTTTTAGTGTAGCAATAGGAATTGTAAAAAACTTCTTTGGAGTATTACAGTCATTATTCGAGGGCTTTAATCGTTCTTTAGGGAAGATGTTAAATTTTGAGAATATAACAGAGGCTTTAAATGTAGCAATGTTTAAGATTGCTTTATTATTTGCTTTTTTAGAAGTTAAAATTAGACCTTATGCAGAATTGATAGGTGAAATCTTTGGTGCAATAATTAAAAGTGTAAAGAATTTTGCTAAAGGTTTTGCTGATACTTTTATGAGCATTTCCGAGTCAATGGGTATCTGGGATGACCTGAAAACTGTATTAGAGGGTATAAGAGATATATTAGAATTTCTATCTCCTGCATTCGAAGTGCTGGGAAATATAATAGGGACAGGATTAGCAGCAAGTATTAAACTAATGTTATTACCACTTAAATTACTTATGAAGTTTTTGGGTGGTCTAAAAGACATGGTAGAAGGTAAAATTGATTTTGGGGAATTCTTAGACTCATTAAAAGATGAAGCATGGGAAAGTCTTAAAGAAGTTGGTTCTGGAATTGTTGAAGGTGGTAAAAAGACTATAGGAACAGGGAAGAAGGTCTTTAATAAAATTACAGGAAAAGAAGAAAAGGTTGATGATGCCATAATAAAACCGGACGGCACTATAATTCGTACTAATCCACTTGATACTATAATGGCAGTAAAGAATCCTGAAAAGTCAATGGGTGGCTCGAAACAATTAAGCATCGGTGATATGACTATCAATCTTAATGTAACGGAAGGCAACGCAAAAGAGGCGGGAATTAACTTTGCAAATGGATTAGGTCAACAGATTAGAAGTATATTTTTAGATGAGGCTCTTGCTACTGGGGGGATAGGATGATTGTAAAAGTTCCTAAATACCCACAGCAAAATCAGTGGTGGATATATGACATTGGTAATAGTCAGCTTATAACATCATCCTTTATTCCTGGTGATATTTCCGACACAAAAGAAGTTGTATATGCAGAGACACCAATACCTGGGCTTAATTATCAGCCTATTCAATCGGGAGGTATGGGAAACAGAAAAGTAAGTTTTGAGTTGCCACTTATAAGAAGAAATGGGATTGTTGGCAATGTGCAAATACTAAAACAATTTGATAGATTAAGACATCCTGCGGGGAGTCTTTTATCTATATTTAGTCAAAACTCTCAATTTGTGGCAAATCCAAAAGTACTTTATAATTGGGGAACTGGAAGCGTTCCGTTAATTTGGTATGTAAAAAAATGCGATGCAACACATAAAAAACATTGGAGAAATGCCTTTGGGCAACCTCAATATAGCGAAATACAATTTGAATTATGGCTGGATGAAAGCGATCCTATAAATAGGGCTGAGGATATGTGGAGACAATTAGCGTCAATCTTTGGTGAAGTTCAAACGGCATCGGATACATCAAAAGCATTATTAAAACAGAAACCATACTAGAGGTAATAAATGCGATATAAGGAAGTTGAGAATGTTACATTTACAACAGTCGACGGTAAAGATGTAATCATAAAAGGGAAGAGAACTATACCAACATATCAAACAATGGTAGTTGTTCAAAAGATAGAAGGCGAGTTAATGGACGAAATTATAACACGTCCGGAATTATATGGAGAGGGAAATGAAGATTTAGCTTATTTAATTTTTGAAGCTAATCAAAAAGAGTTATTAGAAGTTGACTTTAACTTTGATAAATTAACGGAGGTCAAAATACCAATTTTGGATTAATATGCAAACAGTATTCAAACAAGACAACAGTTATTTTACAGTTAATATTCTTGGCGGTCTCAATGCTAGCGCGAATATTATTGATGTTTCCATAACAGAAGAAATTCAAAAATTTGTAACTGGTAGTATTAGCTTTCTTGATCCATCATATTATTTCACAAATGAATTCAGATCAGGAACTAAATTTCAGATTGCATGGGGATATAAAAACAGAAGTCAAACATTAGAGCAAGCTAATTTGTTAATTAAAAACTCAACGGAATTAACTACACAGGGTGTTAGACGTGGTCAAAATTGTATCGTAACAACTCCATCTTGGAGTGCATCTACAAATGGACAAATAATTTATACTAGTCAATTTATAGGCGGGGAAAAAGATAATAATACAGGGAAAAAAAAGGCTTATTTAAGTGGAACTAAATATAGTCTCATAAATCAAATATTTGATAATTTAAAAATAGTTAATAAATTGATAAATTTTAATACGATGAATAATCAGTTAAATACAGAAACATATCATATTCAGAATGAGACTGATTTTAAATTTTTACTTAATTTAAGTTATGAATGGAGATGTACTTTTAAAATTGGCTACGATCAAACAGGCGTATTATGTGGAGTATTTGTTGACAATATAAAGGTTGGAAGTAGTGAAACGAAGGCATTTATAATGCAAATGACAGGGGGTATAGGCTCAAATAAATTTTTTGAATACGGAATAGGATCAAGCAATCCAAATGTATCAAGCTGGAATGCTACTCAGCATATAGGAGATAATGGTCTAGGTGATGGGTTAAGAGTTGATATGATAGATGGTAAACCGGTATTTACTCGATATGTTGTTGAACAAGATTCTATAAAAGCATATAGACTTGATGAGCAAAAAGTAAAGAAATTTGCTGAATCACATTCACAAAATAGTAATGAGATACTTTCAAAGGCGTTAAGTCCAACGGCTAACTTGGATACTGTTATTTGGGAGACAACAAAGGTAAAAGACTTTTTTACACCTGAAATTGTTACAACAGCTCCGCAGGGGTTAGGTTTTACAATTAATATGAATGTAATCGGTGATACGGCGTTTACTCCTTATGTAGAGTGTAAATTTGGTAATGGATTTCCTCCACCATTACAAAAGCCGAGAGATATTGATAAAATATTTTTGAAAAAAGTAACGCATAATCTTAATGAAAAAGGGTATATGTGTACGCTAGAGGCAGCGGATATTATAACATCAACTGGGAGTTATGTACAATAATGCAAACAAAAGATGTAGAAGAAAAAATTAGAGATATAGTCAAGCAAGAACTAAGGTATATAAAGACTTATGTCGGGCAGGTCGTTGACGTTGAAGACCCGCTAAAGAGAGGCCGTGTAAAATGTTATGTATTAGAGCTTGGATGGATTGACGGTGAGAGTTCTATCTGGGTAAATCCGAGTAATACTAAAAGCATGTTAAAGCTAAAAAAAGATGATTATGTAAGAATCGGGTTTATGAATGGTGATAGAACAAGAGCTTATTTTACAGGGATGGCTCAAGAAATTAAAGAAATGTATCCTGAAAACTTTGACGGCACAAAGCAGGTTTTATTTGAGAGTAACGAAAAAGATTTTTTTGCAACTTATGATGATACGTTAAAAGAATTATATACAGAGATTGGCGACAATACTTTTACAATAAATCAGGATGGAATAGTTAAAGAAGATATAAACGGGAATAAAGGGGAGTGGACAAGTTCGGGTATTAAATGGACTGATGCTAACGGTAATACATTAGAAATGACTGGAAGCACAGTTGATATAAATGGCAATACTAAAAAGTTTGTTACTTATACAGAACTTAATAATGCGATAACAACTTTCTTAGTTGCCGTTATGGCACATGTTCATACATCCGCAGCGCCCGGAGCGCCTACGAGTACACCAACTGCGCCTATTACATTTGATATAAGTGCAGCTGAATCACTACTAGCGAGGACAGGATGATAGAACCAAGTTGGGATCATTTTTATTTCTACGGTGAAAATCTTCTTGATATAGAAGAAGAGAACCAGTTTGATATTATTCAGGGCGTTATGCAGTCTCAAAAAGCATTATCTTATTTTAGAAAAGAAGGTGCTGGAGTTCAAGAGTTAGAAAACTCTCCAAATGGATTTATTTTATTATTATTGACTAGATATAATATAGTGAAATGGTCAGCTTTTAGAAATTCTTATGTAATTACAAATAACAGAGATAGACAAATAGCGTTAAGTCAAGACTCTATTGAAATTGAACAAGAAAACAACGAAATGAATATAGATATAAAATATAGAAGTTTCAGAGATAGCCAGAAGGTATCCTCTGCAACTGTAATATTATAGGGGTGAAAAATGTCGAATAGCATACAATATGTATCGAGAACTTATAGTACAGCATTAGCAAATATAAATAGCGATTCATATTTAAAGGATCGCCCTGCTTGGTTTAAAAGGTATATTGCTGGTATTCTTGATGTTATAAGCATGATAAATAACGCTTCATCAAATGAGAATTATATAGATACTGCATTTACATATCAATCAGTTTACGAAATTTGTAGAATGATAGATTATACTCCTACATTTATGACGACATCCACAGGAACGCTTTTATTTTACCTTAGATCAGATGTTGTATTTCCCGTAACTTTTGTTGCAAATGATCTAAAAGCATTAAGTGAAGGCTCTGTCAATTTATTAAGCAGGAAATTCGAATCAAGACTTGATGATACAATTGCTTCGACTACTGGCACTTTCTCATGGAGCGGTGCAGGAAATATTCTTACAGTAGCAACAGATTTTGAATACACAGGGCATAAATTAAGATTTACAACTACTGGGACTCTTCCCACAGGGTTAAGCCTTAATACTGATTATTATACTATTTATGTTTCTGCAACTGAAATACAAGTAGCAACTTCATTAGCAAATGCACTTAATGGGACTGAGGTTGCGATAACAGGTGCGGGGGCAGGAGTTCACACATGGACATTATATTCATTCACGGCGACTGGATATCAGCAAGAGACACAGGTTCAACAAAATATAGGTGATAGCGATGGTATAACTGAATTCCAAAAATTTGACTTGCCTAATGAAAATGTAATTTTAGACACATTAGAAATAGAAATCTCCGCAACCACTTATAATAGGCAATCGACATTAGTTGATTCTGATCCAACAGATAATGACTATAGAATTTTTGTTGTAACTCCAACAAAATTAAAAATAATGTTTGGAAATGGGACTTATGGAATAACTCCACCCGCAGATACGGTATATGTTACTTATGCTACAGGGGGTGGACTTAATGCAAATATATCCGCATTGAATAGAATTAACATCTATAATGGAGGCAACTCTAATATAGTAGGCGTTACAAATGTAACAACTTTTACAGGCGGTGCGGATACTGAGAGTCTTGACAGGATTAGAATATTAGCTCCGTTGTTAACAAAGGCTTCAAATAGATTTGTTACTGAAGAAGATGGAGAAACTCTCGCTGAAAATTACGGAGGGTTAAGTCTCGTAAAAGTTAATAGAAACAAATACGGGGTCCTAACCTGTCAAATTGTAGGGATTGCAACAGGCGGAGGAAATCCATCGGCAGGAACTAGAACAACAATACAGGCATATCTTATAGCAAGGACTCTTTTTGGTGCAATTGATGTTGGATTTGAAGCGTGTACTTTGACAACTGTAACGGTAGATATTGATGTTCATCCATTAACTGGATATGTCTTTGCGGATATTGAAGATTATATTGAGTTTGCATGTAAGTTGTTTTTTTCAGAAACAGGGAAAGAAATAATTGATAGATATAATGTCTATGGTGTTAGCGATGCCATAACTCTTATTAACTCTATTTTTTCTTATTCATTTTCAACTACTGATAATGCGGCAATAATGCAGATACTAGATGAGTTACAAAAACCAAATTTAGGGTATCGCAATTTTGAAGATACAATACAAGAGCTTGATTTTGCTAGTTTTATTACGGGAGCTGTAGATGGGATAGATTATTTGACGGTTAATAATCCGGCATTTCCGCTTACATATGCAGATGATGAAATTTCAACTAGTTCGGGTGGATCGTCATTTACGATAACGGAGGTTTAATTGTTCCCTATACCGACAAAAAATTACATTCCTAAAGTTCTTCAAGAAAACATGGATAACTTCGGCCAAGCATTAGTTGATTATCTTGATAATGTAGTTGATGAAATAAAAGAAGAAACAATAAATTTAAGATATTTTTATACAATAGAACTTATACCAACTATATTTTTAGATACAATCGGGAATCAATTACAAGCAGAAATAAAGCAAGTTGATACGGATAGACAAAAGAGAGTTAAAATCCTTAATGCTATTGCGGGACGTGCAAAACGTAGTCTTTGGGCGGATGATGTTAAAATTAGAATTGATAATATAACGGGACTTAATGCTCAGTTGTTTAGTCCGTTCGGATTGGATGATTTTATAATTTGCGGAGATGGAAATACTCCCACATCTTTTTATTGGTCGGCGGTCGGGTGCGATGGTATAGATGATGGGTTAGGTATTTCAGTTATTGGTTCAGGTGATGAGGTTGAAGTTTTAGGAAATATATATATAGATTTAGGGGGTATTGTGGCTGCGGATGTAATTGATAGAATTATATTTGATATTAAAACAATAGTACCGGCTTATTTTAGAATAATTTTAGGATATACAGTCGGAACGGCTTTTATAGAATTAGGGAGGTATTAGGATGATTTTGAGGCATCATAACTATTCGCTCGACGGATCAGATTTGCCGCTTTTTGTTGGTGATCGTTTTTTTGGGCAGGACATATTAAGAGACTTTTTTTCAAATAGAGAATACTCTGGAATGATACAAGAAGACTTACTCGGTCTTCAAGAAAGTTATACGGGTAATATAGTAATTAACGGACTTACAGTTACACAGGGAGCGTTGCATACTTTATCATGGACAAAAGGAAGGGTAAAAGTAACGCATACACTTAAGACACCAACGGATTGGACGGCATTACCCCCTGCTATGACAAGCCGTACAATACCGATAAATATTGATATTCCAGCGGTAACAAATCAGGCATTATCAGGGACAACAAATGACAGCGCAACTCCTAATTATGCAAAATTTAGTTATAATGAGGTTGGAGCTTCAACTCGAACAAGGGCAAAAAAAGCCGGAACATATAGCAGTGAAATAACAGAGAGCTATACATTTTCTTGTAATGCAACACCTCCTACTGCAAGCGAAGTTGCTTTTGCTACATTCACAACTGATGGTACAACAATTACATTTACAAACGACGAGCCAAGATGGAATAAGGTTAAGTCTGTTACAGCTACTTATACAGCAAAAATTTATGATAGATATATCTCTGGAAGTGGTACTTTTACTATTAATTTGCCGACGGTAGCTACTGCAAAAGGTCAATCACTTTGTATTGATAATATTGGTGTAGGAACATTAACGGCTGATGGAAACGCAGGAGAAACGATAGAAGGATATACAACAGTTGCTATATATCCACAAAAGAAGCTTGTATTATATTGTAACGGAACACTATGGCAAATAATAAATGATTTTGAAATAACACATTCAAGTACCGCTGATTATGTAATTACAGATTCAGATTTATATAAAAAATTTATTATTCCACATTCTGCAACAACGGGATTAATACAAAGAACATTACCAACACTCGCAGACAATATTGGTAAACGATTCCCATTTCAAAATGTTGGGGATGGATTAAGCTATATAAACTCCGAAGAGGGCGGCAATATACTTTTTAAAGAATATAGCCTTGATAAATTGATATTAGTCAAAAAAAACGATAAAGCAACATTGCTTGCTACATCAAGCGGATGGCTGGTTGAAGAATATCACATGTGCATCGAGTCAGGTTGGTATAATAGAGCAGATTGGACAGGAGTAAAGATAGGATTTGCAAACTTTGACTACGATACAAAATCTGGCGGAACTGGAGATATGACCGGCCAAAAATATGTACTCGCAAGCGGAGTAACAGGATTAATATTAAACGATTCTCAACCGGCAGCGGCAGCTGGGATTGCTACAGTTTGTTTCGTAACTGGCACAGGGCTGGCAGTTAATGATGAAGTCGGTACTTGTGGATCAGGTCAAACATTTGCAGTCAATGAGGGCGGTGGAAATAACAAAAATCAAGATAATAATGTAACTCATAATATGGCTATATCATTACGTGAATTAATTAAAATATCTCTATATCTTTCAGAAGATAAAACCGAGGCAAAAACATATGAGATTGTATTATTCTCACAAACCTATTCCGCTAATGGATTTGGAGCAATGGTAAAAGGTGTGGATACAAACAATATAAAAACACAGACGGCTGTAGGCGGTTTGGTTATAACAGATGATAGTGGCACTCCAGTCAATGTAATGACACAGGATTGGTATGGTGAAGTGAAAGTAGAAATGAAATCATAAGGAGAAAAAAATGAAAATATATGTAATAGAAAATAATAAAATAATAGGACAAGAAAACGAAGAATATATTGCAAAAGATGGTGAAATATTAATTTCTGCAAATGATATTGAATGGAAAATAAAAAAACGCACAGGCGGCCAGTTTTTTGAAATTAATAGAAATGAAAAATTAGAAAATGACATTGAAGTTGGTGCGATTACAAAATTTAAAGTTAAACGAGGTAATGAAAATATCATAATTCCAATTTCTGAAAAATTACAATCAGACCAAATTATTGACTTCATACAATATCCAGAAAAAATGAAAGTGTATCGAGGTGGAAGTTCTATAATTTGTAATGGGGATGAATTTGATTGCAATACGGAAGCAATCGAGCATAAATATACAAAAGATGAATTATATATCAATGCTGGAAAAGCTGAAATAAAAACACCTGAAATGCAAGTTGTTGAAATTCGAGATAAAGCAAGAGTAAAATTGCTTGAAATGAAACATGATATCGATGCCGAAGAAAAAAAGAAAATTGAATTAACAAAAATTGAAGATTGGACTTCCGGCGACGAAGCAAAATTAACTGATATGAATGATGACTATGATAATGCAGTTTCGGATTATGATAATATCAAAACACAGCTTATGCAAAACATCGGAAATGAAATTAATTTTAATGCAAAAAAAATTGAGTTGAAAGATACTTTAGCAAAATATAATATAAAGGTGTAAAAAATGGAAATAATATTTATATTTATTTTTTATGGAAATTTTTATTTGTTTTTTGAAAATTGTTTTAATTTTATTCAAATGGATTTATTTTCTAAAAAAACATGGTCTGAAAAATTACAATTAAAAACAAGTAATCCGGCGAGCCTTTGGCATTTTGTAAGCGGAGGAATAGCAGGCTTATGGTTAAACTTGTTATTTCTAATCCCATTTAAAATGTCTAATATATGGATTGCATTATTGGCTTGCATTATAGGAAGCGTTATTATAACAAGCATTGAATTTGGGTTAGGGTATTTATTATTTTATGTGTTGAAAGTTAAAAAATTTTGGGATTATTCAAATTCTAAAATTAGTATATTTGGAAAAGAAATAAAATTAAATTACATGGGGTTAATAGATGTATGGCATAGTCTTTCGTGGATAGGATTAACCTATGTATTTTATTTTATAAATAAATTATTAAATTAAAAAGGAGAAAGTTATGGCAGTAAAATTTGACACACCTGTTTTTACAGGGGACATGAATGTAAGTAATTGTTATGCAACAACTGGAGTGTGGAATACACTTGATATGTCTGGATATGTTGGAAGCAAGCCGGTAAAAGTTTTGTTATATTTTGAGGTAATTGCAATTAATGATGACGGAACGGAATTTATTAGTTGTGAAATAAAACCGAAAGATGAAGAAAACATTTACCCTCAATCTGTTTCAACACGATATTGTGCTGATAATCAAAATCCAACAACAACAAGAGATAAAATTGGTGTTGTTGAGGTGTGGACAGACTCTTATGGGATGTGTCAATGGTATTCTGAATATGCGCAGCCGTACGAAGGATATATTAATAAAACAATAACATTACAAATTAAAATTAAAGCAATGTTGGATTAATTTAAAGCCCGTCTTTTGATGGGATAAATAATTAGAATGGGATGTAGAATGACAAAAAGAACAGACGATATAATTCTATCAAGAATTGATGAATTAAAAGATGACATAAAGGTATTTCGTAGTGATGCAGGTTCACCTATTGTTGTTGACACTGAAAATTGGTTTATAAATAGCGTTTTAGATTTTTCATGTTAGGGGTAAAAGATGCAATTAAAATATAATAATATAGTGTCTACTAATCTTGCGATTGGTCGCCGTGGTGTTGCATGGATAATAAGGGGAAGAGATTGATATGAGTAAAGAAAAAATGGTAGAAAGAAAAGACGATACATTGGTTTATGCGATATTAAAAACAATGAAAGAAAACTCTGAAAACGCTTTGAAATATGTGTCTGAAAATCTTAAAGAAGTAAAAAGACATGTTGAAGAGTCAACCGAAAATCAAATTAAAATTCAAACTGAATTACGAGAATTATATAAGGCTATTACTGAAGTTGATTCAAAATTAGAAATAATGAAAAAATCAAACGAATACGAAATAAAAGAAATCAAAGAAGATTTGCTTAGCGTTTCGGAAGAACATTGTTCCCAGGAAGTTAAAACAGAGATTAATAAAATTGTTGCAGAAAGATTAAATAAAAAAAATCTTAAAATGAAAATAGCAGATGACAATGCTTATAAAAGAGGTACATTGGTTACGTATTTAATTGTCGTGTTTTTTGCCGTTGTAGTGACAGCTACAGTAACCACAGGAGCCAGTATCGTAAAAGAAAATTTAACAAAACAAGAGGTTAAAAAATGAAAATTAACGGTGTAGAAATGCAATATCAAAGCGATCCTAGATATTCAAAATTAGTTATGACACATCCTGCATGGCAAAAAGAACCAGATACAATTGGTCAATACGGATGTTTGCTAACGGCAAAATTAAACGCTTTTAATTTGTTTAATAAAGATAAATTATATTTAACCATTGAACAGTTAAACGATTTAATTATAAAACATAAAGGGTATAAATATTTATTTTATCTCGAACATAATCAAGGTGATTTAGAAAAGACAAAAAAAGATTGTTTTGGAAAAGAAAGCTTTCAAATACCTGAAACGGTTAATTGGATTCTGGGAATAAACAATGAAGAAAAAAAATATACTGGAAAAATTGACATCTTATCAAAAAACGATTATTATATAATTAAGACAAAATACCAGGACACAGGTCATTATAGTTTGATAGTCAAAGAGGACAAGTCTTATCTTGATTCTTATGATGGGATTATAAAGCCTGGGACAACGACTATTTTGGATATAATTAAAATAACATTTTAAAGGAGGTTTAAAATGAAAGGTTTTATAGCAGGTGTTATTATAACATCGATAATATGGACGGTTGTAGTTTTACAAGTAAAATTTAAGATTGTTCAAAAAGCAATCGGGCTTATAAAAAAAATAATTGACTATATAAAAGGATTAAAAAAATGAACATAACAGACATAATTAATATTTATTTATGGTTTGAGGGAAAAGGTGTTTTGCTTTTACCTATCATAATGACTTTATTTATAGTTCATTTTTTAAAAATCAATCTTGCTTTTTATTCCGGTGAATTAAAGACGTTAAAAATAATTATGACAAATGCAATTATAAGTATTATTGGATGCATAGCTTTTATTTTATTCAGACAATTATTTACGGTTACATTTTTTTTATGGTCAAGCTTTGCAACAATTTGTTTGACCTGTGGCTTTGTTGATATGTTTGACACTGTAATAAAATGGGTCCAAAATAAATATTTTAAGCAAGAATAATCACTTATGATTGAATATTACACAATGGGGTTAAAATGTGGGATAAAATAAAAAATGCGGGCAAAATTATACTTGGTATTATTGTTGCAATTGCTACAGTTGCCGGCACCGTACTATTAATAATCTTTGGCATAAAAAAGCAAGAAGTTAAAGAAACAAATAAAAAAATAAATAAACTGGAAGAGGAGAATAAAAAAGACAATGAAAAAATTAGCAATAATAATTATGATGATTATGATGACACTGGTCATATCAAGTAGTGAGATAAAATACAACGATGAAGTAAATCAAATTGTCGATACTTTTCATTTTCAAAAAATAACTTACCAGGGAGTCGAGGGCTTTTTTATTCCGCTAATTAATTACAATGCCTTGATTATGACGCTGAATGATTTTGTCTATTTGCAAAAAAAATATGAATTAAAATCAGCTTTGGTAAATAGCTATGACAAAGTTTTGACAGGGCTAAATGTATCTATTGCAATTGCGATATCCGAATTTATTTTGTTATTTGTTGTCGGATTTTTTTGTTACTCTCTTGCAAAATATAAATAAAATGCGCACTATAGCGCATATTCATATCAAGCTCCGTGCCGTCAGAAATGACGGCATTTTTTTATTATATAGGGTTATAAAATTCTTTAAATAATTCTTTTGCTTTTATTTCATAAGCCTTTTTAGCGTCTAAAATATTTGAAAATAAACCAAGATAATAATCTTTATAATTATAACAAACTTTTGCTTTCCATTTTTTAGCACTTTTATTAAAAGATACACCCTTGTATCCAGATGTATTTCTTTTATTTAATTTTTGATTAAAAATATTTTGCTGATTAGTACAAATTCTTAAGTTACATTTTCTATTATCTAATGTGTTGTGATTTTTATGATCTACAACTTCTCCTTTTTTTGCATTCATTATTAATGAATGAATATAAATACTTTTATGCTTATAATTATATTTTGATAGTTTTTTATAAAGTGTAGCCCTAACCGTATATCTATTATTTTTTTTATCTTTGTTTATATACCATTTATAAACTTTTATTTTATTATAATCTTCATCGTCAATTAAAACTTTATACTTTTCAATTATTATAACCATATAATTTTTACCTTTTAATTAAAAAAGACTATTATAAAAAATCAAGAGGGGTTTGGCAACCTCAAATAATTATTTTATAATAGTCTTTATTGCCAAACCAATATTAATTTAATAAAAAAAAACAATATTGTCAACAAATAAAATAAAAATAAATTAAAATATTTTGTAATAATCTGTTGACAAATAACAACAAATGTATTACTATTAATAATGGAGACGGGCGCTGTATAGTGTCTATGCATTACTTGTTGGAGAATTACATGAATAAGGCAATTGAGGGATTAAGAAATAACTACAAAATGTATTGCAATTTGCAATCTGGCAAAATAACGATTGCAGAGGCAACCACAATAATAAATAGTTGGAGGACAAAATGAGAAAAAATAGAGAATTAACAAAAAAAGAATTTAATAAATTTTTAACAAGAAATGTTGAAAAAAAATATCTTAACAAAATTGGACGTGAGGAATTTTGGCAAGAATATTGCGATGATAGAGAACAAAATCAAGTTTTTGAAATTTCCAGAAGATATACAAAATCTGGAAATCCAATAACTAGAGATTAGCAAATGAAACTATTGTTAATTTTGAATAGCAGATGACAGGGAGCAATCCCTGTAATGCGCTCGGCAGTTGCCGATCCGTTCAAAGCCGGAAGTTTTTAATTTGGGAAGAGAATTCTAATCAATAGGAGGATTATTTTGAAAAATTTAAATCAGATTAAAAAACAATCATCATTTAATTGTAATAAAACGCTAGACAAAATAGCTGCAAAATTAAAAAGCAGCGACATTGAATTATTTATTATTTTAGAGAATTATCGAAACATGAAAATTTTTAAGGAATCAAAATGAAAAAAATGATTTTTTTAGCTGTTATTATTAAGAATAACAGCATGCCAAATGCCGACAGAAGTGAAAGACTGGAGTAGTTGTTATGAATTTAAAATTTGATGATACAGAAATAATTAAAACTGAAAAGCAAATTGCAGTTGACTGGTTTATAACCGATAAAAGATTTGAGGTCGGAAATGCTTGGATAAAAATAAAATGTTCTAAGTCAAAATGGCTTAGAATAAAAAAAGCATTTATGGATTTAGCTTGGTTAGAAATTGAAAATAAATATTATGATGCTAATTGGTCTCTAACTAGGGAATATGATTTTGAATGTACTCAAAAAATCGAAGGTGATTATATGATAATATCTATTCCATTTATAATAGGAGAAGAGATATGAGAGAGATATTAACAAAACTTGCAATCGTTTGGATTGTAGATTTTATTGTATGCCTAATTATAATTTTAGGTGTCATAATTTTTGTAAAAAGGAAAAAATAAAATGGATGAATATATTTGCTTAAAAGGTGGGATAATAAAAAAGAAATTTAAAAAGGGCAGCCACGCTAAAGATAATCATTGTGGTTTTATTTATGAAAAATGCCTTGACGTTAATTTAAATAGCAATACTGAAAAAAAAGATGTGCATGTTTTTTGCTCAAATAAATATTTTTGTCCTGATAAAAGTTTATTTAAATTTGAGAATAAAATAAATAAATGTATTTGTGGAAAAATACTGCTTGACAAAAAGCAACGTAAATGTTTAAATTGTGAATTATCAGAGATGGCGGATAAAAAAGCCGAAGAAGAAATAAATAGGGAGTGGTCATGAAACATGAAATAATTTTGAATAAAATAAAAATGTCGGTAAATGAGTTTAATACATTTTTTGACGATGTTATAAAAAAAACAACGATTACAAAATTTGCCGATCTTGCCGGATGCAACAAGAGTGTAATTTCTCGTTATATTTCTAAAAAGTTTAATATTTCTTTAGAAAGAAAAATCGAACTTTTGACAAATTATTATAAAAATATAAAGGCGTAAAAATGAAATTATATGAAAAATTATGCGCTAAAAAAGTAATAAAAAGTAAATCAGAATTACGCCGATTAATGATGCTAAAGACGAAATAAAAGTTAAGGATAAAAAAATATGAAAATTATATTAAAGATAAACAGGAGAAAAAAGATGAACGAAATTAAAAAAATAAGTGATGAAGAATATTTTAGCATAGATGCATTGTCTAATAGTTTCCTGATTAATTTTGACAGAAGTCCCAAACACTATAAGATCGGGATTGAGACAACACCATCCATGAATGACGGAACGATTGCACATAAATATATATTAGAAAATCAAGACTTTTGGAATAAATATTACTTTATGCCAGATACTATAAAATCGAAGGCAAGTAAGGAGTATAAAGAGCTTAATGCAAAATTAGAAGATAAGGAATTGTTGAAATACGACTACAAAGAAATGTTAGAATTGATATCTGATAATATCAATAATTATAGTTTATTTGAACTTGATGGGCATAAAGTTACAATGAGTTATATTCTCTGCAAGTCAAACAAAGAAATATCGATCTTTTGGGAAGATGAAGTCAATGATGAGATAGTACAAAAGAAAGGGCGTATTGATATTGCCTTTGAGACTAATGAGTATAACATTCTATTTGATCTGAAAAAAGTTGAAAATTGTTTAGATTTTGAGTATAGTGTGAAGAAATACAAATATTATCGACAGGCTGCATGGTATGCCGATGGTTATGCAAAACTTACAGGCAAAAAGACAATCTTTATATTTTTGACATTTGAATTTTCAAAGCCATACGGAATAAAAGCGTATGAGCTTAATACAGATTATATCGAACTCGGCAGGCAAGAAAACGAAGGCTCAGTAAAAAAATATCTAATGTGGAAAAGTCAAGGAAGCCCTGAGATCGTATATCCAGATGGAATTGAAACTATTTACAAGCCGAGTTATCTATAGACAAGATTGCTTATAAGGGGGAATTATGGATTATATTAGTACAAGCACAAACGAAAGTATTGTAATTAGATTAGACAATGAAAAGATACGGCAAGCTTTAATCTTATATGAAAAAATTAAAGAATTAAATGTAAATAAACTATACAATTACACTAAGTAGTTGTAGAAATTATAAAAGGAGATATAATTATGAATAATGAATTAGTAAAATTAACAGAACAAATTCCATTAGAAAAACCTAAAGCACAGGTTGTAATGGAGCAGTTCAATCAATTTTTCGATCAAGTATCGGAATATGAAGTCAAGGCAAGATCAATCGAAATTAAAGATGCTTCACAAATAGCAGAAATGCAAGAGGCAAGAACAATTAGATTGAAATTAAAAGATATCCGAGTTAATGCTGAGAAAGTTAAAAAACGATTAAAAGAAAATATCTTAGTCGAGGGGCGTTTCATTGATGGTTGCTACAATCTAATTGCAGGAACTATACAACCTATTGAAAATGATCTATTGGAAAAAGAAAAGTATGTTGAACGAATTGAGCAGGCGAGACTTGAGAAAATTAGAGTCGAGAGATTTAATCTGCTTGCCGAGTGTGAGGTTGACGGGACTTTTTTTGACCTTGTTAATATGCCAGATGCAGCGTTTAATATTCTTTTAGAAACTTCAAAAACAAATCATAAAAATAAAATTGAAGCTGAAAAACAAGCAGAAGCTGAACGACTCGCAAGAGAGAAAGCTGAGATTGAAGAAAGAGAAAAGATCAAAGCAGACAATGAACGATTGCGAAAAGAAGCAGAAGAAAAAGATTTTGCAATCAAGCAAGAAAAAGAACGTCAAGAAAAAGAAAATGCTGAGAGATTAGCAAAAGAAGAAGCTGAACGAAAAGCTATTGAAGCAGAAAGACAAAAACTTGAAGCCGAGAGATTAAGAATTGAGAATGAACAAAAGGCAAAAGAAGAATCTGAAAAGAAAGCTAAACTTGAGGAAGCTGAAAAACAAAGACAGGCTTCATTAATGCCAGATAAACATAAATTATTAGTTTTGGCAAGTTCTATCGATACATTTTCTCTACCAGAATTATCAAGTCCAGAGAGCCTAAAATTATTATCGGAAGTTAAAATAAAATTAACGGCAGTATCAAATTACATAAGGGAAAATTGTCAAAAGCTATAAAAGGAGAAATACATGAGTGAAATAATGAAGACCGAAAAAAATGAAATACATCAAGTTAATGTTAATCCTGAAAACCTTATTGCACAGGCAATAGAAAAAGGATTGCCAGCCGAGACTATGGAAAAACTGCTTGCTATGAGGCGAGAGCTTAAAGAGGAGGTAGCAAAAGAACAATATTATATTTCGCTTTCTCAATTTCAAAAAAAATGTCCTGTAATAAAAAAAGAGTCTAAAGTAGATTTTACAGGTAAAACAGGAAAAAGAACAAAATACGAATATGCGGGACTTGATTCTATTGTTAGTCAAGTACGAGACTTGTTAGAAGCAAATGGATTTTCATATACAATTAAAACAAAACAGACAGAAAAATCTGTAATGGCTATATGTGAGTCCCATCATGTTTCTGGGTATTCAGATTCAACATCTTTTGAAATACCAATCGATTATGAAGCATATATGAACGCTGCTCAAAAAGTAGCAAGTGCATTGACATACGCGAAAAGATATGCTTTCTGTAATGCCTTTGGTATAATGACAGGTGATGAAGATGACGACTGTCAATCTAATAGTGATAATGGGTCTTCGAATATACTAAAAAATGTTAGTCAAAATATAGACAAAGAAAAACTATTAGCAATAGGCTTTTCAGAGAAAGCAGACTCGGAACGCAGAAAAAACGAATTATTAGAAATAGGCAGACCATTCCAAAAAGCTATGAATGACGAAGAGATTAATTTTTTTAAGGGCATTAAAAACATAAAAACTTATAGCGAGGAACAATATAAAACTGATAAGGTTAAAGTTTTAGAAATTGAAAAAAGTTATAAGGAAAGCGAAGTAATACCTGAATTTTTGCTTGAAAGTGAAAAAGAAAAAGACGATGAATTGCCAAAGGGGGTTATGTGATGAATATTGACACATGTGAGATAAAAAGATTTT